TTTCCGAAGATTATAAATTTGCAGAAGGTTTATTGTCTGTTCGCGGCGAAGCTATGTTAGGTGGCAATGTTATAGTTGACAAAGGGTTTGTTGTTGTAACTTTAGGCACAGTTTAAAGGAGGTAAACGATGAAAAACAGAAACGATGATTTGCTGCGTACTAATGCGTGGCAACATCCCATCGACAAAATAAATGTGGGCAGATATCATATATCTGCTCCTTTACTTGCAGACACAGACGGAATTTTAACGGCAACAAAAAGAACTAAAACGACGGCATGGGTAGCTTCGAATTGTACTGTTAAAGCGGCTTCGGCCATAACTGATACATTGACAGTAACAGCTCCCGCAATGCTCGGAGCGATTCCGAATGCTTTAAAAATTGATTTATTAACAGCAGATGATGATGTGCTTGCGGTATCAGCAGCAGATGAAGTTATAACAATTAGTCTTGCAGATACTACTGCCGGCAATAACACAGCAGCTAAAATTCAGGCTGCTATAAGGGCGTTAGGAACTGTTAACGGTATTGACGTTTCAGCATTTACTTGTGCTGCAGGTGGTAATTGGGACACGGCAGCGGTCGCCACAGGCGAAACTGATGAAGTGGCATTTGCAAATGGCGTTACGGGCGATTATGACGTAATCATTTTTAATGATTTAGTACAGCCGGCAGAGCCTCGAAATATTACAGCTAAAGCTGGCGGAACAGCGGGCGATGTTGCTAATGTTGCAGTTAAAATATTCGGGACGGACTTTAACGATGAACCGATAGAAGAAGAACTACCGTATTTTACAGCTAATACAGCAACGAGCAATACAGCGGAAGGCACAAAAGCATTTAAAACTGTTACGGCAATATGGCTACCTGCTCATGACGGAGCGAACGCGACAACCGAAATCGGGTTTGGCAGTCTTTTGGGGTTGCCTTATAAATTAACAAATAAATGCTTAAATGTTGCGTTTGGAGGAGCGTGGGAAGCGTCAGCTCCTACGGTTCAAATCGATGCAGACGTGCTTTGCAAAAATACAATTCAGATTGTCGGAACGCTTGACGGTGAAAAAGACGTAGATATTTATCTATATCTTTAGGAGGTGAATTATGGCGGTATCAGATGCTTATTTAACAAAAATCAGGCGGGCAGTTAGGCGTAACACATCAACCGAAGTTGACGCTGAATTGACGGACATAATCGAAGAATGCCGCCTTGATCTTCAAAGTTTAGGAGTTTTAAAAACAAAAACAGAAGATGAAACGGACAGCCTCATTCTCGGGGCTGTTCGATGCTTTGCGAGGTGGAAATTCGGACTTTCAAATGAGGATATGGCGGCAAATCGCGAAGATTATATGCAGCTCAGAGACGAGTTGCGAAGGAAGGTGTCGTATTGTATTTCAGCGACCGAATAAAATTAAGGACAATTACGGTATCAAGAGATTCAGCAGGGTTCGCATCTGAATCGGCAAGCTCGACAAAAGAAGTTTGGGCAAATGTAAAAAGTATAAATCGATCCGAATTTTACGCGGCAAATTCACATGGAATCGAATTAAGCATAGCGTTTCAAGTTCACGTTGAGGACTACTCAGGGCAGACACAAGTTGAATTTGACAGCAAAATTTACGAGGTAGTGCGAACTTACAAAAAAGGTGAAGGCATCGTTGAATTGGTTTGTTCCGATAAAAAAATATAATGGGTAAATTCGATTTTGAAATGGATTCGGGGCTGGTTCGAAGACTTGAACGATTAGAAAATTTTGATGAAATAGCGGAAGAAATGCTCAATGAGGCAGTGCCGATTTTGGAGCGTGAAGTCAAAAATGAATGTTTGCGGCACGTTCGCACAAAAGATATGTATCATTCTGTAAAGAAAACTAAAGCATTTAAAAATCAATATGGATGGTTTGTAACAGTTCGACCAACAGGCACAGACAGAAAAGGTGTGAGAAATATGGAGAAAATGGCGCATGCTGAATATGGAACTTCTAAGCAAGCACCAACTCCAATTTTGACAAAGGCTTTAAACGATGCAAGAAATGAAGTCGAGAGTAAGCTTGAAGATATTTTTATAAGGGAGATTGAGAAAAAATGACCATTAATGAAAAAGTCGTATCGGCTTTATCGGGGTTGGGATATGAAATTGAATTTGGTATTTATAAAGGAAGCAATGATAAATATATCACATTCAATTTTATAGATGATAGGGCAGAGCTTTTTGCAGACGATGCGCCGATAGAAAATACAGTTGATTTACAGATACATTTTTTTGCTCCCAAAAATTATAACCATATGAATGATAAAAAAACAATACGAAACAGCCTGTATAATGCAGGCTTTTCATATCCTACAATTCAAACATTTTATGAAAATGATACAGAATTATTTCATTTAGTTTTTGAATGTTCGATTGATGAAAACGCAGAATTAATATAAAAAATAGGAGGTAAAAATGGCAAAAATAGGGTTGAAACATATAGTTTATAAAGCGACGACTGCAAGCGGAATATTGGCTAAGGCGGTTCAGGCGGATATAGCTATAAATTTAAATAATGAGAAATTGTTTGCCGATGATGAATTAGCTGAAATTGATAATTCGTTTGTTGACGGAACGATCACTCTCGGAACATCAGATTTGACTGATGCGGTTCAAGCAATTTTGCTTGGCCACTCATATACGGATGGGGAATTGATAGCCAATAGCGATGATATTGCCCCATATGTTGGAATTGGATTTTATGGAAAACGAAAAGTTGACGGTACAGCAAAATACAGGGCGATTTGGATGCCGAAAGTCATGTTTGGAGAGCCTGAAGATACGCACGCAACACGTGGACAAAATACGACATTTCAATCACATACGATTGTCGGAACTATCTTTTCAGACGCTTCGGGCAATTGGAGAAAATCTAAAATATTTGATACGGCAGCAGAAGCAGAGGCTTATATAGATGATTTGGCAGGGGTTGTTGTTCAATGTACTGAACCGGTTGCAAGTGTAGACAGCGGATCATATGATGCGGCGCAATCTGTGACATTGACGGCAGGCGCAGGAGAAACAATCTATTATACAACAAACGGAACTACACCGAGCGCAACAAACGGAACAGAATACACGACAGAAATCACTCTTTCAGATTCTTGCGCTTTGCGTGCGATTGCAATCAAAGCGGAGCAGAACGATTCAGAAATCGCAGAATACGAATATATTATTACAATAACTTAAGGGGCGGTTTAACCGTCCCTTTTTGAGGATGAAAAAAAATGATTGATAAATTAAAATATATAGAAACAGAAAGCGAAAAATATCCAGTTGTTTGTACGATTAATGTTTTAGAAGCGATACAAAACGAGTATGAAAGTATTGAAAAATGGCAGGAAGAATTGTCAGGAAACAAAAATATTAAGCATATTATATGGACTTTTTGCGAATTTATAAATGAAGGCATTGACATTTTAAATGATAGAAAAGAAGAAAAAATGATGCCAATATCACATAAAAAAACTGGAAGAATTATCACAGAAATAGGCTTGGCGAAAGCATTAGATATTATTCGAGACATTGTTTCAGACTCTTTTGGAAATGCTGAAATAGAGGCAGACGAAGAAATAAAAAACTAGACAGCCACGCAGACAAAATCAATTTTGCGTGGCTTTTGTATATCGGAATAAATAAATTAGGCTATACAGAAAAAGAAATCGGACATATGACATTTAAAAAATGGCGTGAATTATATAAATGTTATAAAAATATTTTTGATATTGAATTAACTTTGAAATTAAACAAACAAAGATATAGCGACATTGAAAAAGAATTGACTATTGATGATGTAATCCCATAAGAGAGGGGGTTTTTTTATTGGCAAAAAAGGCTAATATTGGTGCCGGCATATCCTTAAGCGGCGAGCGCGAATTTAAAAATGCTATTCGTGATATAAATAAAGATCTTGGAGTTTTGGGTAGCGAAATGAAGAAAGTAACAACGCAATTTGCCGGGAACAAAAATAGCGTTGAGGCTTTAACAAAAAAAGACGAGGTCTTAAATAAACAGCTTGTAGTCCAAAAAGACAAAATAGAAGAGATAAAAAAAGCACTTGAAAATAGCAAAACGCAATATGGTGAAAATGATAACAAAACTAAAGAATGGCAAAGAACGCTTAACAATGCCGAAGCTGATTTAAATAAACTGAATAATGAACTTGATGAAAATAAAAAAGCATTGAATAATGCAAAAAATCCAATTTCTAAATTCAGCACAAACATAAAAAAAGCAGGTTCAAATGCGGCGGCAACGTCAACTAAAATTAATAATTTGTCAAAAAAAGCAGCGGCAATGGGTAAAGCTTTTGCAATAGGAGCTGGCGCGGCGGCGGTTGCTTTATATAAAATT